TACCAGTTAAATCAGAGGTCCTATATTTCCACCACCAGTTGATGAAGCATTATTTGTTTTTACTTGTGGAGTAATTAAACTGTTAACAGTATCTAATATTTGATTACCATCAGCTTCCCATTGGTCAGTTGCAAAGTTATATACCAATGAGTGAGTACCTGATACTCCTGCTGCAGCATTTGCATGTGGTGCTGTAGTTCCTGTAAATGCTCTTGTTTCTAAACCAAATCCACCTGTACCTGGTTCTGAACCAGCTGTTCCCATTAATACCAATGTATCCTCAACAGCAAGTGTTGAAGTGTTTAATGTGACTGTATCACCTTGAACTAATAAATCACCTGTGACTGTTAAATCGTTTCCAACTACTACATCATTTGGTAAACCAATTGTGACTGTGTTTCCACTTACTGCAGTATCTATTTCTGATGATGTACCTAATATAGATAATGTTTCACCAAGGTTAACTGTATTTGTTGTACCAGAACCTGCATCTAATTCAAATCCTGGATTTACTAATTTAGCATTTGCAATAGTAGTATTTGCAATCTTTGCATTAGTGACTGCATTTGAAGCTAGCATACTATTTTCTACCGACCCTGCGGCTATAGTTGCTGTTAGTGTATATGTTGTTGTTTGTAAATCTGCAAGCGTAACTGAACCAGTTAAATCACCAGCTAATTGGATTGTTGGGTCAGCATCTAAATTAATATCAAAGTTTTGAGTACTCGCTTGCCAATTTACCGCAACGCCCGTTTCTGTATTATTTGAGAATAAGTCTTTTGCATTATAAAACGTAACGATATCTGCAGTATTTGTAGCACCATTATCTGCCATTCCAACTAACTGCCATGCTCTCTCTGGAGCTCCAGCTACTTGTGTTTCATTCCATTGTAATCTAACATCATGGTTAGTCATTGAACCTGATGGAGTCACATGGTCTCTATCGACCTGTATACCCATTAGATTAGTATTAGCATCTAAGTTTAAGAAAGCTGAACCAAAGTTAGCAATTCCACCAGCTGCTGAAACTAATAAAGTAGCATCTGATAAATCAAGAGTTGTACCGGTTTTAAATTTAAATGTTCCACGACTGTTTTGTACATCATAGAAAATATTACCTTTAATTGTTTGACCAGCTAAAGCTGCAGCTGCATCATGTGGAATAAGGTCTAATTTCTTTTCGCTTAGTTCTTGCAAAGCGGCTGATATATTTGTTGCAGTTAATTCGTTTCTATCTGTGACTCCGTGAAGGAATGTCATATCACCAATATCTGCTTCATGTTCTAATATTGCTGATACAATATTAGTAGCTGTCATTCCAGATAAATCTGCTGCAACTAAATTATTTGATGTTCCTCTTAATCCTAATTCTAATTCGTTTATTGCACCTGTATGAGTAGTAGCATTTGTATTTAATGTTGCGCTTCCTAATTCTGTATGTAATTGAGATAAAGCTCCTGTAATAGTATTATTGCCAGATGCAATACTATTAATATTAACATTACCTATTTGGTCTTCATGTTCTCTAATTGCGCCACTTACAGTTGAAGATGTAGTTGCCATCGCGCTAGCTGTAATTGTACCTAGTTCTGCATCTAATTCATTAATACCATCAGTTAAATTTTGAGCACTTGTTGTAAGAGCCATATCACCAATATCTGCTTCATGTTCATTTATAGAACCTACTAAATCATTTGAATTTGTATTTAATGTATAGTTTGAAGTTGTTCCTCTTACTGCTGTTTCTAATTCATTTACAGCACCTACAACATTTGATGTTATATTCGTACCTAAAGAAGTATGAGCACCTAACTCTGTTCTTAGTTCTTCAATAGCATCTTGGAATCCAGTAGATGATAATCCACTAAATGTGGCATTTCCTGTTCCATATAAATCTGTTTCATGTTCGTTTATAGCAAGTGTTAGAACTTTTTGTCCAGTAGCTAAATTTTCTACTATACCAACATCATCTTGTAATTCATTAACAGCATCTACTAAACTTGTTGAAATTACTTTAACTACATGACCTGATGTGGCTCCTGTTATTAATTCAATTAGACTTCCATGGCCAATATCAATATCTGTTTTAGATGATATATTTCCAGCAACAACTCTTTTTGATGCATCAGTATGTGGAATACCTAAATTTTGAGCGGTATTAAATGTACCAGTAAATGATTTAAATCTTAATGTTGTAGAATCAGCTGATAAAAGAGTTCCTGAGAATCCACCTGATTGAGTTAATACTGCATTTTCTACGAATTGTGCCGGTATTGTTGGCGAACCGGTTAATGTGATTTTTAAAGAATAATTAGGAACTTTAAAATCTGCTGAAGCCAATCCTTGAACTAAATGAGTACCTTGCTTCGTTACTCTTACAGCTCCAGTCCTATATGACTCTGCAACTCCAGTTGTTTTATCAACTGTTATTTCAGGTAATATTTCAAAACGTCCAGCTAATTCAAAGAATTTTTGTCCTGAAGCAGCTGTAAATGATTCAGTTTTATCTCCTAAATTAGTGCTTAGTAGTTTATCATCACCAACATTTCTTATTGAGAGCTCATTATTTTTTTGTCTTAGCTCTTCTATAGTATTGTTTTTAAATATTCTTACTTCGTCTCTTATTGCCATTATTTACTACCTAATTTTTTTATAATTTTTTTAAGCTCTTCTATATCTGATTTCATCTGCTGTATTTCGCCATCTTTATCTTTAAGCTTTTGAAGTTGGTCTCTTCTTGCAGAAAAAGCTGAACTATTAGTATTTATAACAGCATGCGTTACTGAATCTTTTTCAAAATCAGGTAATTCATTTACTTTTGTTTTCTTAGCCATTTTCTATCCTATGTAGCACATATTGCTCTAAAGTCTTTAATCTTTGGAACGTTTGAAGTTGATGATGAACGTAATACTATTTTAAATTGTACTGTTGCAAAACTACCAATATTAGCTGAAGTTAAAGCAGCTTCATTTAACTCATATCTTACTTCAGAAAATCCATTTTCATTTACTGGTATTGCTTCTACAGGAGTTGCTAATGTAAATGCAACATCATTAATATCTGAAGATGAACCACCCTCTAATGTTCTAAAATAAAAATCTATGTTTGAAGCTGCAGGTCTATTAACATTTAAGAATGCTGTAATTGAATCTGCCTCTTCATTTAATTCTACTTTCTTAGTTATATATCTTGATAATTCTGTACCACCAGTTGCAGTAGTTTCAGAACCACCATTTGAACTAACTATATTTTGTATAGTATGTACTGAAGCTCTGTTTAAATCAATTACTGGAGATAAAGCTTCATTTTCAGTAGTAAGCACACATCTTATTTTAAATGATTTTCCGCCTGAAGGTATAGAATTTGTTTCATTAACTTGTGAAGCAATAACTCTTGGTGAATTAAATGATAAATTTTTATTCGGTAATATTTCAAATTCAGCAGGATTTGTAGCGCTATAAGCGGTTTCACTACCATTTATGCTTTTATTTGTATGTGTTGTCACGTGATATCTAATCGATGTACGTGGTACTTGTATATTTTGAATAACTGGGTACATAACATCCATGTGTCTATTTTCTGTAGCTGTGACAGCACTTCCACCACCTGCACCAGCTGCGTTAGCATTATTACTACCTGTGGCTGTAAACTGATAAGTATTATGTGTGATAGCTGATATTGTATATGTACCATCAATATCACCTCCATCTATACCATTTGTAGTAGCCGAATTGGCTATAACAACTTTTGAATTTGCTCCATACATTCCATGATTAGGATGTGTGACTGTAATTACTTTTGAACCACTAGTTGTTGTAAATGGATTAGCCGGTAATCTTTTTGCAGGTACAGCATCATTTACTAATGTTAATGTTTTAGCTGATGTATTAAATGTACATCTATTTAATTTAAATTTTAAATCCTTAGATTGCTCTGGTGTCCATGTTGAAGCATTTGCTGAAGTAAAGAATACACCACCATAAGGTTGTTTTGTAATTCTTTCATCAGTATTTGTTAAATCAAATCCACCCATTTCAGCTACAAATACTTCATAGTTATCACATTGTGATGTAATTACTATTGCGTATTCGGTATCTTGAGCTAAATAAACTGGATAATCAAAAACAAAGTTAGTTGCTGTAGCAGCATTATCATTTGAAAAATTAGCTACAGTAGTACTAGCTTGACTAGCAATATTGCTTGGATATAGAACTTTGTCTGCACCTGGTACTATTCTTTGTGTAGGTATACCGTTTTCAGTAGACCTAATAGTGACTCTTACTGGTATAAGTGTGTCAATTTTCTTAAAGAATAAATCAACTGATTTAGCAAATATACCACCTTCTTTATCAATAAGAATTGTTTCAGCAACTGGGTCAATCCACTCTGTAGTTTCTGATACTTCAGTATCTACAATTGTTCTATCTTCATTTAATTCTGATTGTACTAATCTTGGTACTTTAGTAGATATTATTCTACTTTCTACAGATTCTAATAATCCTTGAGCATGATATTGAGCTTCGGCGTAGGTAGTTTCGTCGTCCTTATTGTTTGTAGAACTGTCTGTAAGTCTAAATTCTCTTACACCAGTTTGGAACTTAAGCGCGGCATTTCTTGGTATGACAAACGAACCTTCTACTACGCCTGAAGCATCTGAAATCAATGCACCTGGAGAAATTTCTGAACTACTCTCATCTAATCCTTCAAATGTTTTTACATTAACACTATCAGAAAATTCTACATAACTTTCTTCTTGTACATAATTTGCTACTGCAGTCCCGTCAAAGAATGCATAGACTTTTGTGCTTGGTTTTAATAATTGAGCTTTAAAATGTATTTTTCTAGAACGTATAAATGGTACAAAGTTAACTTCAACGACTCTTGTTCCGTCGCTTCTTATAACAGTATCAAATGCTAAACTTGTGTTTAGTCCTGTTCTACTTTGATTTTGAGTAGTTGTAGTTGTAGTAGTTGTTGTGACTGATTGTGGATTAAAAAAGTTAAATGCACCAAATCTTCCAAATTCTCCATCACCAAAATCAAAATCAAAGAAGTCAAAGAATCCTCCGCCTCCTCCAGTTGAATCTGTTTCTACGCCAGTCCAATTAGTTTCCCACTCATTCCATACAGTACCTAATATACCAGCTTCTTCTGCCATTTGTTTAAATTGTTCATAAGCTGAAGAATCATCTATAATAACATCAGGTCTTACATCTGTTTCTTTCCATTCATCTGAATCAGGAGATAGCTCCATGACTCCAGCCCAACTAAATACATTATATGGGTTTACATTAGATGCAAAGGATGAGTATGGTTGGTCAACATAATTTGTTTCTGTATATGGTAATGTGACTAATGAACCTGTTTTTTGAGCAAATCCATTTGAACCATCTCCATTTGCTTCACTACTTAATCTTACTAAGTTAACATTCCTTTCATCAAATTTTGGTCTTAATATACCATTCTTTTTATCGATAGCTGCTGTGTAATCAGGATTTGAAGTATCTCCAACACTGTGGCTTTTAAATCCATCTACAATAAATCCATTTTTTAATCTTGAGAATCCACTACCATCAAATAATTCTACATCAGCAGCACTTTGTTCTAATAATGATAAGGATGTATAATATTCTAAGTTTTTAATTCTTTTATCTAGTGCACCAATATCTTTCATAGAATAACGAGTGTTATCTATTATAGATGGACTTACATCATTTAAATCATATACAAACGGATTTAAATTTAAGTTATATATTGCTAATGAATTTTCTGGTGTCTTAGGAGCTTTAGGTGTTAAACTTGGAACACCAACCTCTACTTTAAATTCGCCTTTACGTGTAATATAAACTTTATCGATTCTTGGCATATAATGCTCAACTTGAGCTATTGTAGCATGATTTGGTTTAGGCGGCTGAGGATTACTTGCATTTGTTCCTGTAAAATTATCAGCTCCAGCATCAGCTTTTGTTGGTCTAAAGTCTAAACAATCAAGTAAGTTAACTTCCCCTAAAATACTATTGAATAAAACTTTTTCTTCTCTATCTGCTGTAGGATAAGAATCAACCGAAAAATAATCTCCTGAAGTATGTGTATAATGGTTAAACGTAACGGTTATATTACCTGATGGTGTAGGAAATCCTGGCTTAAGTATGACTTTACCATTTTGATAAAAATTATCTCTTTGGCCGTTATCTAATGTAAATCTATCTGTAATATTTACTGATTGAGCATCAGTAATAGATACTATTTTTCTAATATCTGATTTACCTAAACTTAATGAACCACCTGAAAGAGCTCCAGTTTTTTGTGCGCCATCAACAGGTTGTTTTTGTTTTTGCAATATGTTCTTTTGAACATCAGCCATTACTTTCATTCTGGCAGAACCTGGTGTGACACCACCAATATCGGTGAAAGTTATACTAGTTGAACCATCTCCACCAGCGCCTCCTGCTGTATTTCTAACAGGAGTAGTATCAATTGCTGCAGTACCTAATGAAGCTACTATTGAAGAGGTATTTACAAATGTACCATCTGATATACTTATTGTATTTGAATTTAAATCAAACATTTGTTTTACTATGTAGACAGTATCTGTAGAAGTACTTCCAGTTTTTAATGTTTTAACTGCAGTTTGTGGTAATTTAAATACTAAACCGTTATTTCCTGTATCAAATAAATTACCCGGTGAAGCTAAATCGCCAATAAAGTTTTGTGTATTTCCACTTTGATTTACAGAACGAACTGCACTGAATACATTTGAACCAGACATATTGATATCAAATAGATAAAGTCTTAATTCATTACTTACAAACTCTAAAGCTCTTGCTCTTGCAGTACCTATAACACTACCACCTTGACCAGTAGCGCTATGTAAATTTAATGTAGCAAATTCATTTACATCTGGCATACCTTTTACAGTTGATGCTGTTAATTTAACATAGTTTCCAACTTGTATTGAAGTTGTTGAAACATTAACTGTATTAGTAGCACTTACGCCTCTTGGCTTTTCTACTGTTAATTGTTTAGTAGTAGCGTTTTGAACTCTAAATCCTTCTACATAAGCTACTGATGGGTCAATACCAACTGATATTCTATCATTACCAAACGTAGTTGCGTTAGCAGTATTTAAAGATTCTTCAGTTTCTATTTCACTTACAGTTTTTAAACCAAAGTTAGAACCATCATTTAAATATTCTCTTACATTTATTTGAAATGGTTCAACTACATAATTACCAGATTCTTCAAAAGTTCTTCTTGCTAATCTTTGTGTTAATTCTGTTTCTGTATTTTTATCTGTTTTATCTACAGCAGCTTTACCATTTTCTATAACAACAAGAGTAATATAACTTTTTTCTACTCTTGAAGATAAAGCTAAAGGCTCTTTAACAAGTGTTGTACTTATTTTATACCTGTTTGCTCCAGGAGCTGCAGTATTTGGAACACCTTGAGCGTTATCTAATAAACTTGTATCTGTTCCTGATTCAACTATTGATTCAGTGACTTTTAAACCTACAATATAGTTAGGTGTATTTGTATATTTGTCTAATATTAAAGAACCTGCTGGTACGTAAGCAAAAGTACCTGATATAAAATAGACTCCTTCCTCAATATTAACTGATGAACCTAATCCAGTAGCTGCAGATGATACAGCTTTAGCATATCTTACTGGAGTTCCATTTGAGCTTAATTCTTCTCCAGCAGCAAATACCTTTGTAGTATTATTTGTTCCAGAACTTACATATTTTACATATAAAGTTGCTGGATTTGATGCATCTCCTTTTGCAACAACTTCTTGAACAACAGCTTTTACGCCAGATGTTCCAGTAATAGTAGTACCCACAAATTCTGTTAAATAATTATCTGCGTTTAAACCAGAACCACCTCCAATTGTACTATTAAATGATGATTCTATTTTTACAAAATCATAATTAACGTTTAATGTGACTTTACCGTTTACAACTCTTGAACCATCTTTAAATGCGAATTGACCATATCTATCAATTTGAGCTTGTAATGCTGTTTGTAGCTGAGTTAATTCTCTTGCTTGTACTGCAAAACCTGGTCTAAAAAGAATACGATGATAATTTTTAGTTTCGTCAAAATCATCGTAATACGGTGCTGTTGGGTAATTTTTTACTACTGTTGTTGGCATAATTCTCTCTTCCTAATAATATATATTAGAATTCTATAATAACTTTTATATCTTCAATTTGGGTTGTTGTTCTACTAATAGGTTCTCTATTCTCTAGGAATAATACTTCACCACTTTGTCTATCAACATCTGCTGCTATAGTAGCATTGCTAGATTCTAGATTAAATGTTGCATTTGATGTTTGACCTACAACTTGTTCTCCATTTGTAAATGGTTTATATCCTGTTTTTGAATTTTGATGGTATCTTATTTTACGTCCCGACGTATCAATTTCTACTACATAAGCTTGTGCTCCACTTGCACTTACTATTAATTCGTCAATAGTATAATTAGCTACTGTTGCTGAACTATTAAAGTGCAAAGCTTTCATTCCTTTTAAAGTATCTGCTGTAGCAACCAAACCAGCTAATGGAGTAGCGTTATGAACTTTTGGTTCGTTAATTAAAGTAATTTGTCTAAAATCATTACCTACAGTTATATCACCACCATCATTTCCGTCTAATTTTGTATTAAGAGCCACAAAGAATCCACCAAGTTCTGATATTGGGTCAACTCCATGTCCAGCTTTAGGACTTATTACTGCTCTTGCTGTTGCTTCTGAACCATTTGCTCCTGTTATAGTTATATCAGCAACTCTATAATTAGTACCTTTGTTATTTACTGTGACAGAATCTAGAGTACGAGTTGAACCCGAACCAGCCATAACAGCTGTTGCTGTTGCTCCTGTGCCGTCACCAGTAATCGTAACTACTGGAGTACCATTATAATTTTGGCCTGGAGCTACTTTTATAATTCTTTCAATACCAGCTGCAGTTGCAACATCTCTTGAAGCTTTTTGGTTTAAGTATTGAGCATAATCAGCTTCTGATAAAACTGCTTCTGCAGCAGCGTCATTAGCATAAGCAAATTCAACAATAGTAGTTGCTGAAATACTTTGATTAGCTGATAAAGTAAGCACAGACCCATTAATTGCTGTGACAGTAGGAGTACCTGATACTCCAGTTCCTGATATTGTCATACCAACGCCTATTCCAAGTACAGTTTCAGTTAATATAAGAGTTGAACTTGATGAAGATGCTACTGCAACTTTTGCACTTGCTCCTAAAGGTACTGTTTTAACTGGCATATAACTATTTGTTAAGAATTTTTCTGCATCAGCAACTGATATTGTGTACATATATTTCCATGTATATCCGTCTGATTCTGCAGTTGGGTTAGTTAATGTTTGTGTTGGTTGAATATTTGAAGCAGTTGTGGGTGCTTTAATACATTTATAAACTTTAAATTCTGATGTGACTACATAAAAAACTTTATCAAATATATTTGCATCAGCTGAATCCCAAGCTACGTATGTACTTCCTGAAGCCCAAGTATGTCTTGGTACTACATGAGCTATATCGCCTGATATGATTTTTTTCAAACCTATAAGGTTAGCTCTTGCTTCTCCTATATTATCTAAATTATCCTCAGCTGGAAATTCTGTTGAAAGTGAAGTTGAATCTGTAGTGTCTGCAGTAGTTAAAGACCATGCGTCTGATTTACCTATACCTACATAAACGCTTGAGCCTGATATTTGCTCTTTAAAGTGTTTTGCGTTTAAAGTTCTAAAATTTGATGTTATAATTGCTGGCATTTTCCTGTCCTGATTATTCTATATGTACAAAAGTACGTGTATTATTATTATTTATATCACTTGAGCTGATAGTTTGTAATGTTTTACTACCTAAAAACTCAATTGTTTGGTTAGTATTATAAAGCCTCGGAGTGTTATAGAAATTGTCCGTGCCTTTCCTTTGTTTGTAATTATTATTTATAATGGTTCTAAAATTAGGGTCTACAACTTTTACAGTATGTGATTGTAAAAATTTAGTTGGATTACTTGATGACTGTGATAAAGTCCAATTTGCTCCACTACTTAAAGAACCAATTTCTAATCTTTCGCCATCAAATAAAGTTGCTCCATCTTGAGAACCAGTTGCTTGTACTGGATTAGTTTTTATTTCACTAATTAAATCAGTGACTACATTATGATTACAATTTATTTCTTGTATTTGTAAATGGTCAGCTACTCTTATTTCGTTATTAAGACCACTTCCTATTTTTACTTCTGGGTCATTAATATATCCATTACCTACATTTGTAATACCGCCATTTGCTAAAGTTAAAATATTAGTAGATATTTCTCCATCTCCATCTAAAGGAATCACTGCAGTTGCAGTAATGTTAGTAGATAGTAAATTGCCTGCAGCATCTTTTGATGTAGGAGCAGGGAATGTTATTGTTGGCGCTGATGTATAATTTTTATCAGCTAGGCCTACTAATCTTACTTCAGCTATTTTACCTACGTTTGGATTAGCTGCTACTGAACCAAAGAGTTGAGACCAATTAGAACCTTCTGAATTAATTGTTATTGCTTCTTTATTTAATTTGCCTTCTGCCTCGATACCTATTGTCACAGACGGGTTCACTCCAGTGAGTCCACTAATAGATGTACCATTGAAAGTGACAGAAAGTGAAGAGCCTGTGTAGCCAAATCCTGGTTCATTTACTTCTATGGATTTTAATGCTCCATTTAATGATGTAGCTGTAGCGGTAGCTGTTGTACCTGTAAATTTATGAGTTGCTCCTACGCCCACACCTGTTATATCAATAATTGACGAACCACTCATTGTTTTTAATTTTACTTTATTTCCACTGGATGTATGTATTTTATATTGTGTGCCTGATACTAATCCGGCAATAGCTGTTCCTGTAGTTGAATATGTGACTACTGAATTAACCGGTAAAGCAGATTGTTGTGCACTTGTTAATTTAATTGTATTATCAGATAAGTTAACAATACCAGTACCTAATACTTCATCGTCGCTACCATCAAATACTATTGCTGCTGGTGGTGGGAACGCAATTACAGGAGTACCATAATCTCTACCACCATTTACTATAGTGACAGAAGCTACTGAACCATTTGAAAGAACGGGAGTTAATTCTGCTGCTGTAAATCCAGAAGCACTTGCACTATCTGTTGAAGATACTGAAGGAACACTTGTGTATCCACTTCCTCCACTTGTCATAGTTATTGAATTTATTACACCATTTTTTAAAGCAAGTGAAAGAGTACCTGACTTATGTATTTTTACTGTAGGTGTCGGTAAAAATGTTGAAACAAACATTTCAATTAATACCGGAATATCTTCAGGTCCTATAATACCAGGTTGTCTTAACGGAGCAGCAGATAATACTATTCTGTCAGCTAATCCTAAACCGTCAGTTCTTATTCTACCAAATTGGTCTACATAAGTAGTAGGATGAAAAAAATCTTCACCTAAAACCGCTCTTGTTAATTGTAAAAATATTAATATTTCTGCAAAATATATAAACCCAGATGGGTGAACTAATCTATCATATGATAGTTCCCAATCAGATAAATTTTTACCAGTCTTAATTAAATATGAAAACTTTTGAAACTTTAAACTATCTTGTATTTTAATACTATCAGATAAAAATCCTTTATTATCTAAATATTGTCCACCTTTAGATAATGCTGGATTAACATCCCAATTACCAGATGATGGTATTAATACTTTATCATACGGAAATTCTATTTCTGCAAAATCGTTAAATAATATTTTAAAAAATATCTCAATTGAATCTGTTGAACCTCTTAGTCTATAAAAGTCTATAATTTGTTTATAAAGAGTTCTTTTATCTACTGTGACTCCTCTTGGAATAGTAGCAGCAATTTCTTTTTGCATTAACTCTAAATAACCAGAACTATTTGTATCAATGTCCAATGCTTGTTCAATTGTATTCATTACATATGATGGACCTGGACCTACCCAATTCTTTTGAATTGTTGTTAATTTTGCTGTATAATTATTATAAGCAGTTAAACCATTAACTGTAAATGTTTTACCTATTTCAGAAATTGATGTTGCGAGTGAACCCGGTAATTCATTACCATTTGTTATTGCAACATTAACATCTGTTAAAGTTATAGGTACTTCTGTTCCTGTAGGACTTGTTAATACAAGAGTTGAACTTGCGCCAGATTCATCAGTAAAAAATTTATTATTTTCATTATTCGGGTCAGCTATTCTAAATTGTGCTAAGCCATCTAATACAATTACTTCAAAAACACTAGTTTCTTGAAATATAAACTCATCCATGTTCATGAATGTATAATAAGATTGTAAAAATTTATCTAGCTTATCTTTATTTTCTAAAATTTCTAATGGTATTATTTGGTCTAGACGAACATCTTCACGGGTTTGAGCCAAGCTGCCTTGTTCAACTTCAATAGCTCCCGGTGTTAATGACTTTTTATATCCCATTATTATTTAAATCTTGATGTTGTTTTATAAGATATAGAACCAGCTGAACCAGCAACTGCTATTGTATCTACTTCTGGAGTAATTTCAACAAAGTTCATATCAATGTCTATTAATTGGTCTCTTTTAGGAGCCATATCTAATGAATTAGGTAATACTGTTATTTTAATTGATGTTGTATCATCAGGTGTAAAGTTATTTAAAGAAACACTACCTTTATCAATATCAATTAATCCTGCATCTGCAATTACTGTTGTATTTACATCATCAATTATTTTATAAACAATAACTTTTCTTTGTGATGAACCAGATATTGGAACATCTCCAAAGAAATGGTCGACATTATTTATTTTAAAAGCTGATGAAGATATTAAAAAATCTGTTGAAACCCCTGATTGATAAAATGGAGAGCTAAATGTTAAAGTAAAATTATTTAATGCATTATTTACTGGTGTTATATTTTTAAACATTCTTGGTCGTACCATAGTATTTAATATAGCAGGGTCAGAATTATCTATTGCTGATGTTAATTGTGAATGCCTAAATACACCATCAAATTTATTTAAATTATTAAAGTTATAATTTGTTATAGTATCTTTAACAACTGATGATAATTCAACTGAACTTCTATCTGTTAAATTAGGATTATATTTAAATGCAACATCTAATTCTAATCTTGTAAAATTAGGGTCAACAATTTCTGGCGTAATTGATACAACATTTTTACCTTTTAATATACTACCAGTAATATCTGTTTTTTCCGCTGTTGTTAAAGTATCTGCTAATAATGGTTTAATACAAATATAAATTCTACCAAAATCAGGTGGGTCATTATCTTCTCCACCCCATGTTGATATTGAATCTATATTACTAAATTCTTTTTTAAGAATTGCTGCATAATCATCAGCTGTCACAGCTCTATTCTGTGATATAAATGTAAGTGGAGCATTAAATCTTATTGACTCCATTGTTTCAGCTTCGGCTCCACCAGCTGCAGCATTTTTTAATGTAAGAGTAATGTTTCCATATTGGCCTGTGCGGCCTAATGCATTAGATATAGAAAATACGCTTGCTCCATTACTTTCTGTACCGGTAGTAGTTGCGTAATCAATAGTTACGATATTATTATTAGTAGGTTTAAATCCAGTGACACCATCACCAAAATATATTTCATAATACCCACTTGAATTTTCTTGTAAGTAATAAACCTTTGATGTAGAATCTACACCTCTTAACGTTTCAAACTTTGTATATATATCAAACTCAGAAGATTCTTCATTAGACTGTACACGTACACGTAACGTACTTGTGTCTGCATCAAAATCATTTAGTTGAAATTTTTGATTTTCTATATCATTATCAACTCTATATTTTAATTCTCTTATTGAACCTTCTGCTAAAACTACGTCTTTAAAGGTATATGTGTTTGTAGTAATTGCACTTAATGTTGCTGTTTGTGTTTCTAATACTATATATTGAAATTCTTCTCCAGATACTTGAGTAGTAAATTTTGTTCCTCTAGGAAGTTCTAGTGTTGGGTCATGAGTTCCTGATAAAACATTACCATCACTATCTAAAATACTTACAACTACGTCAACAGTAGCTCTTGGAGATAAAAGAGACCTAGGTGTATAACCTAATAATTTAGCTCTTGTTACGACATTACCTCTTATTTGAGCTGAATCTAAAAAAGATTCATTTAACGAGTAATGAGCATTTAAAGCATTATAATGAGTATTGTATGCTAATACGTCTAATAAGACACTCAGACCTGAACCATCAAAGTCGTAATCATTAAATTCTGTTTGTTGTTTTAAAAAATTTTTCAGATTATTTTTTATATCTGCAAAATCAAGTTCCGTTACGTTTAAATTTGTTGCCATTTTATCTTAACCTTCTTAATATTATTTCTACTGATGAATCAGCACTAAACTCTTTTATTCTAAAAATTACATCAATGATATATGAATTATTGTCAAAATCATCTATTATATCAATACTTTTTACAGCTATTCTTGGTTCATATTTTTGTAATACAAACCTTATATTATCTCTTAATTCTATATTAGTAATTACACCTGCAGGTTCAAAAAGTAATCCTCTTAAATTAGCGCCTAAATCATCTGAAAACGGCCTTTCATAAAAATTACTTATAAGTAAATTTTTTACTGCATTTTTTATAGCAGAGTCGTCTTTTAAAGGTATAATATCTTTACGTATAGGATGTATGTTTAAAGATAAATCTAAATCACGATACGGCTTCTTTTTAGAAACAATCTTAGCTTGTTCTAAATTCCCTGATATTTGCTTGTCGCCTGTATATAATCCTGCCATAATACTATTTATACTCTTTAACCTGCTGTTTCAGCTACTTGTGATTCAATTCCTTGTATTGTATTACTTACTGTTGTAATATTATCAAATGCACTTAAATCTACAGTGGTTGGTATACCTATTAACTTTAAAAAGTCACAGAATGTAAATGTAATCCATTGTGTAAGCGCACTTAATCCTATAGCATCAAAGAATGCTGTGACTTTTTCCATCCATTTCTTTAATAAATATGTTTGCCAATTTTCTTTAAACTCTTTTAACTTAGCTGATATTCTAGCAACTTTAAAATCTAAATTTTCAAATTTATCTTCAAAGTCACCACCAAATAAAGCACTTACTTTAAATCCAAGAATTTCTAAATTTTCTAATTTATCTAATATACCTTCATGCATTTTTCGTAATAACTGTTCTTTAGCTAAATCATCTTTTATATCGCCTAACTTATCTAACTCTGCTTGAAAGTTAGCTTTTTCTTCATCAATAATAGCTTTAATTAATGCTCCAACATCTGGTCCAGTTAATGGAACAGGAAGTGCTGGTAAACCTAGTGCACTCCATATTTCATCAAACTTACCTATTAAACCACCAAAGCCGCTAAACAATTGACCGTTCATAAACTTAGTTGCTTCATTTTTTATAAAGTCCATAAGTTGTTTTGCTTTAAGTTCTTGATTCTCTAAACCTAATTCACCATCAAAATATTTATATTCATCTGGTAATAATGCATATAATGAATCTATTTTATCATTACGTAATTTATCAATTTCTTTTTGTAATTCTTCAGCCGATAAATCATCGCCTAACTGCGCAATTTTAGCTTCTATATCAGCACCAAAGCCAGATATATCTGCAGCTATAGTATCTAAATATGCTCGGTCAGTGACTAACTTTAAAACATCTATTGATATACCAAGAATTGGAACGGTAAAAGATATTGGAAATAATGTTGTAATCAAATTCATTATTTGAGTTTGTATATACATTGGATATTCTTCCAATAATCTTTGTATCATTATCTCCCATTCTTTTTCTGGTATTTCTAATTTTTTAAACTTAGGGTCATAAGGACCAAATAGTTTTCTTATATCATCTATAATTTTTTGTATTTCTTCTGCTTGTTTTTCAAATTTAGCTTTTTCTTCTTCAGCTAAATTTTGTGCTAAAGCTTTTAATTTACCTGGAAGAGTAGCTAAACCACCAAAAAAATTAGATAAATTAACTGGTTGTGGTAATATAACTTCTGGACATTCCAGCTCTGGTAGAGTTATTTTTGGAAGCTCGGCCATTATATAATTGTTGTTTTTTCAGCTGATGTAAGGGTAATAGCACCAGAAGATGTTATATTTGTATTCCCTCCATTAGCTATTGAAACATTATTATCTTTATCAATAGTAATTGTGGCACCTTTAGCATGTTGAACAGTAATTTTTTCATCACCTTCTTTATTTTCAAATTCTATTTTATGACCAGCTTTTGTATGATGGACTTTATTTGTAGTTGAAGAGCCAGACGGTATATCTTGTACATCATCTGTTTGAGTTGCTATTGAACCCATAACCACAGGGTCTTGAGCAGATGGTCCATCTCTAAAAAAGCCTACAACCCATGAACCTTTTTCTAAATGATGATTACCACCATTACCTTTTATAGATGCTGATGTGACTGGCATCATAACAGTAGCCCAAGGCAATTCACTATCTTTTTCTACACCATCATAATAACCATAAGCCATTACTCTTACTCTATTTAAATTCTTAGGGTCATCAATATCTTTTACTTCGCCTATAAACCATGTAAAAGTTCCGTTTTTATATTGGTCTGATTGTTTATTCATATTTAACATAATAAAATCCTAAAATTCGTCTAATTGTTTTGTTTTAAATGAGTCTTTATGAAGAGTAGTATACATAATATATCCATCTTTTCCAAAATGATGAGTTATTTTTGTCACTAAATAATTACCGCTAAACCATAAATCATTAAACTCTCTTCCTTCTTCTAACTCTTCTGATATTTCTGCTTGTTTTATAAATTCTAAATTAACAATTGCACCAGGCATTAAATTAAAATCACCGGCCAAATCAACATTTAATACTACAGTATTTAAATTTTCTCTTATAACATTACATTTTAAGGCGTTTGGAAATTCATTTGAGCTATGATATGTAGGAGTTGTAGTAGTACCACTACCAAAAGCTAAATCATTTGATGAATAATAATATTTTTTAGAATTATTTATTTCAAAAAGTGGTGTATCTCCAACTTTCATTTCTGCAATAGCTGGTGGAAAGTCATTTAACATAACACTTTTATCAATTTTATCATAAGAATATTTTATTTCTGTTTCATCTTTAATTTTTTTATTTGATATATCTATTGATCGAGCATTTGAACCAAATACACCTGTATTTGCTGGTGTTAATTTTGAAAGATTAAGACTAGACCTTACATTTCTTATTTTAGCTCTTTCTTCTTCAAATGCAAACTGTTCTTTGTTTCTATATAATGTCTGTTCTAAATTAGGAAATCGATTATATGTATTAAAAGGAAGTGATTTACGTAATAACATACTTGCATATGAATCTAATACTAATCCTTTTTTAGCAGTTTCATAAAAATATACTGGAGTTCCATTATCATTAGCATTTCTTAATAACCAAGAAATTGCTTCAACCGGTTTTAAATTTGGATATATACCTTGCATCAATCCATTTGTATTACAATTTTTTTGTACATCTAATTTAGCACCAAGTTCGCTTTTAGTAATACTTGTAATTAAAGATTTAGCATCTCCTGTAAACGATTTATTTAAACATTTTTTAGAGTTTATATAAACATGTTTTGAAACGCATGTTATAACATAAGTCCTTACAGAAGGTTTTGTTTGAGAAGTTTGACCTACATCTGATATATATAATTCCATTTCAAAACCAACTTCGCCTTCCAAAGGTTCAGTTCTTCCAATGTCTAATATTATTTTTTCATTACCAGCTAGCTTAACTTCAGAAAATAAATTAATTGAGTCTTCTACAAATAATTCAACAACAATACTACCACGATGTAATGCTTCGTGAATCTTTATATCATGAAGCATGTCACCGAAGTTTTCTATTACATGACCACTATTACTGGTTAAATTAGCTTTTCTTAATTTAAAGCTTAGGGGAGTGACACTAACTTCTTCTTGTGTTGTAAAATTTGTACTCATTATCTATTAATTAAATCTCTAAATTGACTTGCAAACCTATTAATATAAGCTGGGTCTACATATCTTATTTTTGCATTATTATCATTTGTCTCTTCTAAATAAGCTCGATTACTTATAAAGGATAACTCACCATGGTCTACACTACCACCAAGAGTACCTTTTCCTATATGTTCGCTATTAGTGACTGGTTTTTTAAGAGGGTCAGTTGTTTTATAATAGTAATATGGAGCATCAATATATTTGTAAACTCTTTTAGATGATATTGAATCAGTTGATGTTCCACCTGTTATTGCTTCAGGAGCTACAAAAGTTCCAGTAGCATTTTGTACTATTAATTGACTCATATCAACATTCTTTTTAGTGACTGTTCCAGTTGCACCTGATATACTACCTGTCACAGTTTCTCCCATTGTAAATCTTCCAGCTAAACTATTAGCAAAGCCCTGAACAATTAATGGCTGAGTTTCTATAGCAAAACCATTATATTCTTTTGTCATATAGTTTTGTAAACCTTCTTGTGACATTGGCCATGCCCTATAACCATCGTGTAAATGGTCATTTATTAAAAAGAATGTCCAATAATATTTTGAAGTATCATATAATCTACCAGATACTAAATCAGGCCTTTCACCATTTTTAATTTCATAGAATTTGTACGCTGAAAAATCATCTAAAAATGTTGGTAATGGTCTTACACTTCTAAATAAATCGACCATTTTTTGTAAAACACCTGTACGATTAAAATCGTATTCTACTTTGGGAAAATCTTTAAAAAACATTATGCGTCTCCAATTTCTGCACCACCGAGTTTTGTCTCTGATGTATCTGATTTATAATATATACCTGATTCATTTTCTTCTATTGCATCATCAGTGCCATATAAATCTTGACGTATAAGTACTCTTTCTTCTTGAAACGTTAAAGCTATATTAACTTCAACAGGAGCTCCTGTTCCTTCATGCATTGCAGTTGCAGTTTCATTAAATGTAGTTTCTAATGAAGTTAAATATGATGGATGTATTGTTGGCATATAACTATTTATGCGGCCTTTTGAATAAAAAGATATATTAAATAAAGGCGGATAAACTAAAGCAATAGAACCAGCTCTTTTTGGATATAAAAACTTTCTAAAAGTTCTTTCAATAGCTTTTATTTGTTTAGATTCTTTTTCATTTGATGCAACCATTTTAAAATTAAATGTAAATCCTCGTATAGCTGTACTTTCATATGCAGTTCTTGTATAAGGATTTGTTGCAACACCTGCTGTTAGAGCAGCATTACTTGTAATTTTGTCAATAGTACCTCCACCAGTCACAAACTTATCTTTACCTATAAGACCAGCAGCAAATACATCTGCCATGTTTGCATTTGTTGGTTGGCCTGTCACTAAAGCTTTTGCAACATCAAGACCACCTCTCAATGTTCCCATATCAAATCCAGTATAATTAACTCCGTCTGAAACAGATAATCCTGGTGGTTGATATAGATATACAGCTACTTTTGCGTTGCCTTTGTTTTGTTCAATACCAAATCTAATAAAAGGTAAACCTTGGTCAGCACCTTGTTCTAAATCCATTGGAAAAAAATATTTTTTAGTTGCAGTAATTCCAACTCTTTCTTGTTGAGCGTCTTTAGCTGCATTCTCTATATCTTTAAGCTTGGACTTTCTGTCATCGTCTTGTTTCCGTTCTTCAGCTTCTCTTGCAGCTTGCCTCTCAGCTGGAGAAGCTCTTCCAAAATTTTTACCAAACCACCAACCTGTCTCAGACATCTTTTTTTTCCTTATAAATAAATTAAAACTATAGAGTTATTTATATGAGTTATCAAGGTAGATATACAATAAAACGGCCAGAAAAGTACGCAGGTGATGCTAAAAAAGTAGTATACCGTTCTTTATGGGAAAGACAAGCATTTAAATGGTGCGAAAATAATCCAAAAGTAAAGATGTGGAATTCAGAAGAGGTAGTTGTACCTTATAAATCCACTGTAGATAAAAAATTACATAGGTATTTTGTTGACCTTTTAATACAAATGGAAGACAAATCAACATATCTAATTGAAATTAAACCTAAAAAAGAAACAACTCCACCTAAAAAACGAAGCCGTCAAACTAAAAAATATGTAAATGAACAACTTACATATATTAAAAATCAAGATAAATGGGAAGCAGCATCAGAATTTGCAGAACATAAAGGTTGGAAGTTTCAAGTATGGACTGAAGAAACTTTAAAAAATTTAGGGATAAAGATACTATAATTCTTTATAAATAGTTTATATGGCAAGTTTATTTGATACATTACAAGCAAATGCATTTAGGGCAGGAGTTCAAGCTCGTACCAAACAATCACGTGACTGGTTTAAAGCTAATGTGAAAGGATTATCTGTGTCAAGACAATCTCTTTTACAAGACTCAGCTTTAGATAGAACATCTACAAATATTCGTGGTAATATGTATATGTACTTTTATGACCCTAAACATAAAGCAACATTACCATATTACGATAGATTTCCATTGACAATAATGGTTGATGGAGCACCTGGTGGATTCTATGGATTGAATCTACATTATTTAAATTATAATACAAGAGCATCATTTCTTGATGAGCTTATGGCTTTAGGACCAGAAAAAAGAAATGAAAGTACTCGTCTTACAAAAATAAGATATAATTTATTAACAGGTGTACAAAAGTTTAAAGAGTTTAAACCATGTTTTAAACATTATTTAGGAGAACATGTTAAATCACAGTTTTCAAGAGTGCCTATGACAGATTGGGAAATAGCAATATTTTTACCAGTGGAACAATTTAAGAAGAAGAGTAAAGCATCTATTTGGAACGAGAGTGCTAAAATAGCGAGAAGCCCATGAGTATAGAAAGATTAAAATCAACAATATCTAAAAAAGGTGGATTAGCAAAAGCTAATAGATTTAATGTAATGTTCACTCCACCTACTCAATCTTTATTAAATATTGATATACAAGATATGATAGGGTCTGCTCTTTCTGGCAATTTTAACGCTAGGAATTTAATAAATGACCCAAGAGATATATCAATACTTTGTGATTCTGTAGTTATACCAGGAAAACAAATAAGTACATTAGATTACCAGACAACAAAAGCGTCTATGAAAATACCTTATGGATATGTTCAAGATGATGTATCATTAGGATTTTTACTAACAAATGATTATTATATGAAAACCGTCTTTGATGATTGGATAAATAGTATAGTAAATTATGAATCATATACTGTATCGTATAAAGACAATGTTGTTTGTGATGTAGTAATACAGCAATTAAACGAACAAGATGTGCCAGTATATGGCGTAAAATTAGAGGGTGCATACCCTGTGACAATGAGTGAAGTAGCGCTTTCTAATGAAAGTGCTTCACAAATTCAAAAATTGAATGTGAGTTTTGCTTATGATAAATGCGTACCGGAAGGTGCGTTAAGTAGTACGGGTAGCTTAATTAAAAATGCGCTATCCATATTTGGATAATAATATAGGAGAATATTATGGCTTTACCAGAGCTAAATACAGCTAGGTATAAGATGGAAATACCGTCAACTGGTCAAACAGTTACGTATAGACCATATCTAGTGAAAGAAGAGAAGATATTAATGATGGCTATGGAGTCGGATGATAATAATGTTATCGCCAACGCTACAATAGATGTTATTAAATCTTGTTTTGAAGACGATATTGATGTTGAGGGCTTACCAATGTTTGACATTGAAGCTATATTCTTAGCATTAAGGTCAAAATCTGTTGGTGAAACGATGGATTTAAAAATGAAATGTAATGAGGAAGGATGTAATGAAGTTAGTGACGTAGTTATTAACTTTGATGAGATTGAAATTCCAAAAGTGAATAATGAACAAACTAATATTATGTTAACTGATGATGTTGGTGTAGTTATGAAATACCCATCGATGAGAGATATCGAAAAAATGGGTAATACTGATGGGAATGAAACAAAAGTAGCAATGACTATGATAATGGCTTGCATAGAATCTATATTTGATGCTGATGATGTATATCCAGTTGAAAATGAATCTATGAAGTCTTTAACTAGCTTTGTTGATTCTTTAACTAATGTACAATTTATGAAATTGTCAGAGTTTTTTAGAACAATGCCAGCTGTAAGTCATACTATTGCATATACTTGTGGATGTGGGAAAGAACAAGAACAAGAATTAAGAGGTCTCTCTAGTTTTTTTTCGTAGGCCTTTCGCACGATAGTCTTGTAAACCATTATAAGACTAATTTCGCAATGATGCAGCATCATCAATATAGTTTGACAGAATTAAATGATATGGTGCCGTGGGAAAGGGAAATATATATAGCTCTTCTCAAGGAACATATAGAGAAAGAAAATGAGCGTATGGAGCGCGAACAACAAAAAATGAGGAGATAGTAATGGCTGATAATCAAGACAACAGCAGAAATGAAGTAGAAATAGACTTAGATAAGTATATGGCTATGATTGAAAAGCTTGACGAACAAGAAGACCAGATTAAAGAAATGAAAGAGGAAGCTAGGATTGCTGCAGAGCGACTAGGACCTCGTAAAAGAAAATTCATGGATTTATTTTTGGATGACAATGACTTAAACGAAAAAGCAATCATAGGATTTATATCATTCTTTTTAATGATGTGTTTCGGAATCACCGACTTAGTGACAGCACTAGTATGGGATTTAGATTTAAAAGTATCTGAGACAATTTATACATCGTTTGTGGTAGTCACATTAGGTTCATTTGGTATATCAGAAGCTGGTAAAGCATTTGGTAAATAAAACAAATTAAGGATTAAAACATGGCAGATTTTAAAAGTTCAACTGGTCCAGTTAAAAGTACATTTGACGATGTAGTTGATAAGCTACAGGAAATGAATAAAGACCAAACTGCTTTACAAAAAGAAGCTGTTCTTTATGGTAATGAA